ATCGATGATGTCCGAACATTGGCGAACAAGCAATTCACATTCTCTTTCTATGCAAGAACACCGGGTGGAACAGGAACATTCCAGATTCATTCCATTCAGAATATTTCTGTAGATGGAAACACTTACACCAACGGAATAACACATTCCACACTCACTACAACAAACTCCAACTGGAATCGTTATTCGGTCACTTTTGTTGGACCCACCGCATCATCTGGCATAACCAACAGCTACTCCTTGCTCGGTATAAGATTCAATGAACAAGGAAAAACTTTTGATTTTGCACAATTCCTTCTGGAAAGCGGGGCAACATCATCAGTTCCTCAAATGGTAAATCTTGAAGAAGAATATGCCAGAGTAGCTCCATATTATCAGAGAAGCTATAGAATAAACGAGAATACCAGAGACTCCACCGTAAACGAAAATAGAGGAATCGTCAAGGTGTTGAATCCACCGAACAACAGAGTGATACATTCTTTGCAGATTCCGATGAAGAATGTCCCGGATATTTCAATATATTCTTTGTTCGGAAAACAAAATGATGTTTCCATATATTTTAATGGAACATATTTTGATATTAGTAACAGCGCAGTTACTAGTTTCCCGGGTTATGGTTCATGTACTAGATTTACAGTCCCAGGGTTGACAAGCTATATTGGGCCGGTTTTAGAGACTAAATCTGATTTCAGTTTCCTTGTATTACAGAATTATTGCGCGTTTGATGAAATATCATTCCATTATGTTGCCGATGGCGAAACAACAATAAATTAAACAGGAACAACAATGTCTTCTTGCACAAATAGCTCCAACATACAATCAAATCTAATCACTCAAGTCATAAGAGAAGAGGGTGATGGTAAAAGAGTTGCATTCAAGATCACCACTACGGATGCAGGCATTTCTGCCGGTGTTACTGTTGGTTCTGTTGTTCGTTATGATGTCCCGACGAACATGTATATGCCTTCGATTGCTGATAAACCAGATACAGCAGAAGTCATAGGAATTGTTGAGACTATTCAAAATGGAACTTATACAATTGTTGCAAGTGGATTAATAAAGTATCCCGGAATAACCGGAATAATTAATCGATATTCAGCAGGCTGTGTTGTTCAAGACGGAACAACCGCCGGTGGCTCTGGTGGGGCTGACATATTCTTTCTGAGTAACGGTTGTGCAGGAAAGCTTCAGGCTCTAGAACCAATAACTACAGGTCACATCGTAAAACCGGTGTTGCAGAGAGTCGCCGTTGGAGAATACAACGGAATAGTTCTTAACTATATCGGCTATGAAGTGGCTAATGCAGGAACAAGCGACCAAACTACCGTTGTTCCGGCAGGAGCAGTATATTATGCCCCAAGAACTAATAATTATGAAGGATTTATAGACGCTACAACTCCTCAACAATATCCAGTTTCACAATATCCTGAATTGTATGATATTTTTAAGACAGATTATGGTACTTACGAGGAAACAGTCAAATTGAATTCTCCCGGTATAAATCTGTCCACTGTAATAAATTCAACAGTGACGCAGAAAAATTCTCTTAATGTTGTGATCAGTACAGGAACCGTCGTTGAAACAAACCAGACGAACAGCACAATCACAATAAGAAAAGACAGTACCCAACCAAAAACAGATACCAACTCAAGAATAATCATAGGTTCTCTGAGATTTAATGCTCAATCATCAGATGTCACTGCATTCACCGTGCCTTCTGTTCCGGAACAAACAATAGACTACACTGCATCTAGTGGTTCAAAAGTAGAGACCCTTGTTCCTTACATGAGAGTACAGAAAGATATTACTTCGGTTTTCGTACCGGAAAATGTTCAACTAGATTCCATCACATGTGATCAAATAAAAACACAGGGTATCACCGTAGGCGATAAACTTCAAAATCTCGAACTCAGAATACAACAACTAGAGGGCAGACTAGGAATCTAAATGGGCTCAAGTTATTTTCCCCAAATCACTGTAGCCGGATCCTATTCCTTCACTGGACCAACGGGTCCGGTTGGGGAAACGGGATCAACTGGGCCTACAGGATATGGACCGACCGGAAACACTGGTCCCTCAATTACTGGAATTGGTCTTTGTGGGGATAAACTAAGAACAACATTAAGCACCGGATTCACCTATGAAACAGTAGACTCTGCAAGAGGTATCACAGGTGACACTCTTTTGATTGCTGGAATATCTTCACCTGCAATATCTTTCTTTGAGGGTGTTTGTGGATCTGTCGGAGGGACTTTAACATTCAGACCGATACGAGGATCTGTTTCAACATCTGGAAGGGCTGAATTGATTGTTGGTCTTTCTGGTGATGAGATTTATATTGATTATATAAACCAAAGCAGTGGTTTTACTATAGGAATAACTGGATCCAACACGATATCGACATTTGTAGGTTACAGTGGTTCAACTCTTGCCTCTATACCCAAAACAGTCTACGGTAGTTCTTCCTCAATCGCCACCAAAAATGTAATAGAAAAAATAAGAGGACTTGGATTCTCCGGTGCAACTTCCTCTGCTGGTTTGACCTGCAATTATATCAGTGGTGGAACTTTAACCTATGTCAATTCTGATGGATATATTGGTTATACGGCATGCAAGATATTGCAGATTCATCCAGACTGCATTTCAAACAATTCTGTCGATGTTCAGATAATGAATAGGATGTTCATTGCCGATATGAAAAACTCCGTAACGAGAGTTATTATAGGAAGCAGTGCATATTCAGGAATTGCTTCTGCTTTCAGCCTAATAGTCATGAATGCATCAAATGGTCCCACTGCAATCGGTCAGGGAGAAAGAAGATTCCAGTTATCCTCTGCCACCGGAAGCATCATGTGGCCATTCAATCAAGAACCATGTTTCTGTGGGCAGAGTGGAACCAATGTGTATCATTTCTATAATATGGGTGGATTTACTTGGTATGGTTCCGTGGCTTCGATGACCGATATAAGCAAATTCTTCAGTTGCCCGAATGGTAATATCATCAAGGGCATCACAAACGGTTTTGGGTCTTGTTGTATCGATAATGGAACCTCTGGTGGAACATGTTCATATAGAACTCAATATGACTGTGGTCTACTTGGTGCAAGTGCATATTGGCATGACAGCGTTCTCTGCTCGGGAACTCCATGTGGTAAGACGGGTGCATGTTGTTTGAAGTTTACAAATAAACTTGCATCAGATACATTCTTGTGTGTTCCGGGAGTGACTTGCATAAACTGCATTTCAGGAAGAGTGTATGATGCTTTCGGAAACACATATAACGCGACATCGTTTACATATCTTGGAAATGGCTCGACTTGTCCCAACCAAGGGTGCGGAGCAGAAATCGAAGGGATAGTGTAAAATGCCAAGTTATGGATCAAGTAGAATAAAAACTCTAATCATAACAGCTACCGGAGGAGTGGGTCCAACAGGAGCTACTGGAGCGACTGGAAACACTGGAGCATATGTGACAGGACCAGAAGGTCCGGTCGGTATTGGTATTTTAACAATACGATATAATCCGACAACAGATGGAATCACTTTTAATCTCACTAATGGCTCTTCAATTGGATTTACAGGAATAAGAGGAAACACCGGAGTTGGTCCCGCCCCATATCCACAAATTGGATATACTTCGTCGGGTATATCACCGATCACAAATTCTGTAGGACAAGCTGAAGGCTATACTCTCTATTTCAGAAGCATTTCTGTTTCTTCTGGGTTGAGTGCATCTATTTCTGGTGATTTGGTGATAATTGAAAACAATCCTGCTTCTACCGGATCTTTTGATATCGGAGAATTGCTATATGTTGCATATTCTTCGACTTCGCAACAATATTATCTTAACACCGCAGATTCTACTGACTATAAAGAAATCTATTCTGGTGGAGTAACATATTCATCATTTTCTGCAACCCTGAAAACCGCTAGAGATATTTTCGATGGGGCTAATTTTAATTATTCTACCGGCGGAACCCAAGGAATAAGTCACTCCGGATTGACATTAGAAATAGATGCGGCATTTTATGGAGTTACCGGAACTGAAAATGGCTTGACATCCGGAGCTTGGTATCCGTACTTAAGATTCCGCTCTTCGTATTCAGATGTAAATGGTACATCCGGAGTCACCAGCGGGAATATTTACTTTTCTCAGTTAGGACCATACACAAAGAAAATATCATATAGCGAACCAATTGGTTCTTGTTGCTATTGTGACGGGTGCGAGGACGATCCTCATGGAGGAAGGAAATGCTTGGATTATGTCAGCAAATCATATTGTGACTTAATAGTAGGAAGGTGGAGTATTTCTTCTTGCCAGAACAGATTAAACACATATGATTGTTATCTTCGCAGAGCATGTTGTGTGAATGGTACTTGCATAAACACTAGTCAGGCCAAATGCGTCCAAATGCACGGAGAGTTTTATCCAAACAATGAATGTGGGGCATCGTTTGATTGTGAACGAGGATTCTTTGGAACGCTCGCATTGACAGATACTGAATCTGGTTCCGAACCGGTATGTTGTTGTAAGGATGGTCTATTGGTTTCAAATAATCAAACAGCAGAAGAATGTGTTGCGGGAGGAGGAACCCCGGTCGGAAATCCTCCGTGTGCCGACAATCTCTGCTGCGGTGTGTCTACTTCATTCGGTGCATGCTGTAAGGGAAATGGTATTTGTGAAGAATTAACTCCGGAACAATGTGCATCAGAGGGTGGAGTTTATAGGGGAACCGGAATAAGTTGTTCACCCAATCCATGTTGCACCCCTCCAACTACATAAATTGAGGTAATAAATGGGAAGCAGCTCAATAGGTGCAATTGTAATAGGACAAACTGGTCCAACTGGACCAAGAGGACCAAAAGGAGCCACGGGTGCGACCGGGATAGGTACGGGATTAACTGGCCCTACCGGAATGACCGCGATCTTTGTGGCTCAGGTTTCTTCTTTTGATAATGGCACAAATTTTATAACAAACTATTTTGTTCAATTTGGTATAACTGGCACAAAAGGACCCACTGGTTATACTGGTGGACTTACTGGACAGAATGTCGGGTCTGGATTAACTCTTTATACTTCCGTGTTTGGTCAAACCCTGAGTGTCAGGGGAATTTCATTCACAAGAAACCTCTCTGCAGAAGCGACCGGTGGAACTATTCTAGTCACACCACAAGATGTTTCTTATGATGTGTCTTTGGTTTCTGGAATAACAAGCGGTAGAGTTCTTTATGCCAAGACTGAAAATCAAATTGATGATACGAACATAACATATGGCAGAACTTATGGAGAATTTTCTTTCTCCTCGATTCTTGGAATAACTCCCGGATCTCTTCCGGTATACACAGAATTCCAAGGGAACATAATCGAAGTTCCATCTTCATCAGAAATAATCTTGGGAATAACCAACGGGGCAGTGTATCACATACAAACTCCGATTGGAATATCTGGATTCACTCTTGATCCCAGTCTTTACAATGATAATGAATTGGTTTCTGTCACGATGTTTATAGAGGGGAATGGCTTAACTGCATTCCCGCCAAATGTATACTTTGAAGATAGCCCATATTCATCTTTGTTTGGCTGTGGCACAAACATAATGAATCTGATGACGAATGACAAGGGTCAAAACTGGTATGCTACCATAGTTGAGCGAGGATATGGACTCACTCTGTGTGAAGGATTCGAAGGAATCGGTTCTTGCTGTTATGTTGATGTCGATGGTGATTATGATTGTGTTGAGTATTTGACAGAAGCTCAATGTGCGGTGAAAAATGGAACATTCAATTTATTCCGTGCCTGTGGTACGACATGTGGTCCAGTTGCAATCTGCTGTTCAAACGGCAATTGCGTAGAGGGGATTGAAAGAGAAGAATGTTTGTATTTTGGTGGTAAATATTATGCCGGAATCGAATGCACAGAACAATTTGATTCTTCTGTTGGTAATGATATCAGACTTTGTTACAATCCTGATAGACCCTCCATGGTTTGCTGCACAGGAGGAACTTGTATTTCTGATGTGACGGCAACAATATGCCAAAATTATTACGGAGGAGTGCCTCTCTTCGGAACATGCTGTGATGTTAATTGTTCGGCAAATCCACCAAGAAACATCATTGGTGCATGTTGTGTCGAATCTGGCCAAACATGCGGTCAAGAGACCCCCGCAGGATGCTCTGCCCTTGGTGGCGTATTTTATGGCGATGGAACCACATGCGGCGGAATAAATTGTTGTTTTGATGTTGATATTCCAACATATACATGTTGTTTGCCAGATGGTTCTTGTCAAGAAAATCAAACAGAATCAGAATGTGCGGCTCAAGGAGGAATAACAAGTTCCGCCGAAAATTGCCTGACCGCAAATTGTCCACAACCCCCTGTAAATAGATCTGAAGGTCTTTGTTGCGGTCAGACAAAACAATGGACATCACTGACCAAACAAGAATGTCTTGCTAAAGATCCAAATGCTTATTTTTATCCAAACCCAGTAATAGGTGCAAGAGTGCATGCACCATATAAGTGGAAAGAAGAATCAATTCTTGCCGATGGTAGTGCAACCGGAGGAGATTGCATTTTTTGTGATCTCGCAAGAAAAGTTATAAAAGTGGGTGGATATGTTAGTGTTGATTTTGGTCAATTAAATGCAAATATAGAAATGGTCTGTACTACTAACAGAAAATGGTCAGTTGAGCAAATACCACAATACATTCAAAATATAATTGATATAAATCAGGATAATGTTCCTTTGGTTTTACGAAGCATAAAAACAAAATCAGAAAATCCTGCTCTTGAAATAGGAAATTTTAACAGCACTACAAAAAACATAAAATATGATGCTTGCTGTGGTTATGTTGAATCATTTGATGCCGGTTTTTACACATATTGCATGTATGATCCATTCGTAATCGGACAGATATTCGATCAAAAAGCGATAAAAAATGGATCAGTCATTCAATATTTACCGTCAGGATTATCATGGAATCCGACTCAGAATGAAATGAAAACATTTATTTTTGATCAATATTTAAAAGAAATAAATTATCCTTTAGCAGACTTTAAAGAGAAGGTTTGTAGGGGACTATGTTCTACTTGGAATGTAGAGGTCGAAGAAGCAGGAATTATAAACTGTAATTGCAATCAATCGTCTAATTGTGGTGTAAATGCTAATATAGGAACAATTTGTGATTGGATGAAAACTTTAATTACACAAAGATTGATATCTTGTGTAAATTGCGATGATGTTAACTCTTGCGCTGCCGGTCCACCTGTGCCGACACCAAGCGGATTTTCAAACACTTATTGCGAATATATTGCATTAGGTTCAGTTTCATTATTTGATCAGATAGCAACATATTCTTCTCCAATATCATGTAATTCACTTTGTGAACAATCACCATACGGAAAAAGATGTTTGAGTCAAAACAATCCATGTTCACTATGTTCTAACACAGATTGCTCCGGAGATATTTCTACCAATCCTTGCATAAATTTGCCGAGTTGCTAACATGTCAATACACTTCAGATCCAGAATTCAATCTCCAGTAAACTATTCGGCTTTCCTGTTTCCGGGAACGAATGGGTGCTGCTGCACCGGATCTTCTTCTGACTTGTCCTTTGCGTTCACATCGACAGTCGGTGAATGCAATGCTCTTGGTGGATATTTCAGCATAGCTGAAAATTGCAGTACAGTAAATTGTTTACCCAGAGGAATAACAGGTTGCTGCTGTGCATGTTCCTATGCGGGAATGACAGAGGGGATTGAAAGAACTGTGTGTGAAGATCTCGATGGTGTTTGGCAAGAAGGTGCCTGTCCGGAGGACCCCGCTGCTTTCTGCATCGCCGGTGATGGCAGAGATGTCAGGGACAAGAGAAGATGCTGTGGTTTCACTCTGAGCAATGGAGAAACTTTACCTCAATGTTATGATGTATGTCTAGCAAGAGAGTGTGTTTTATTGACTGTTGGTGATTATACTCCAACTTTCTATCCAACTCCGGGAAGTTGTGACACACATCCCCCCTGCTCTGGATTGTCCGATAATTTACAAATTTCGTTCACTCCTCCCGATACAGGACAACCTTCTAATGATGTGTATGGAAGTTGCTGTGTTCAGGACAATCCATGCAGATGTTATGAAAGTGTGACATTCAATGCATGTGAAAGATTGAACGGGACATTCTATCTTATGGGAGAAAGAGATTATCCCTGTTCAGAATGTCTTAACAACTGCTCTAGGGAGGAAAGTTAATGGAAGTACCGATAGTTCCAACTTCTGCACCTGAATCCTTGACCATTTATCATGGAGGATTGAATCTTGGTATTTTTTATCCGGGGCCACCAAACAGTATTTCCGGAAGTGAATTGATTGGAAATCAATTTGGAGGAAAAGCAGCAACATACAGATCAACTACTAATACTGAAGGTTCAACAAATGCTGGATGGGCTATAATTTTAGCACCATATGATCTGAACAATTTTATCATGAGAAAACCAGATGAGATCGTATCGACAAACAAAGTCTCATATTTTGATGGATTGTTTAACAGAAACCAAACATCTTCTACTGGAATGTCCAGAGTTACAAAGTTTGTCAAGGGTGGTTATAATGACTGGTACATTCCGAGTGTAAACGAATTGGCTTTTATCGCAAAAAATCTTCCAAAGAATTTTGAACTTGATCCGAGATTTTCTCCGATGAGTGCAAATTCTTACCTCTCTTCTACATATTCAGCACAAAATGTTGTAGGGACAAATAGGAAAAAATTGTCTCTTTTAATAGCACAATCATTTTACACGCCTACATATGGTGATACAATTATGGTGCCTGATTTCAAACCAATGTCGGTCAGGCTAATTCGAAGAGTTTTTGTAGCAACTATTTGAGGATTATACTATGTCAGAACAAAAAGGATGTGGATGTGGTAAAAAGAATGTAGCTCCTGCTCCTCCACCCGAGCAGCAGACTCAGCAAACTCCTGCTGAGCAACCCGCCTTCCGTGGCGGAGAGATCATTGAGAACGGCGTAAAAAAAAACTAACGATGATCCAAAGCTTCGCGTCGGCTATGGCCTCGCGAGGACTCACGGATAACAAAGTTCACAAGGCGGAGAAACAACTCCGTGTTTTGAGCTGTTTTGGCAATAAGCACACAGGCGGTGTCCTTCCTCCATGTGAGCATCTTCGAAAGAGTGATGTTCAGGAAGGACAGTTTTATTGTGGTGCGTGTGGATGTGGCGACAAGAAAATGACTTGGTTGCTCGCCAAGGGAGACGAATATTCCAAGCTGGATTATCCAAAACTCCACTGTCCACTGGCAATGCCCGGATTCTCCAATTACAAGGAATCGGAAGATCATGAGGCGATTTCGCCAATTACCAGAAAATATTACATAGAAAATATGTCTTATCAGGAAGTGGAAAAAGTGGAAGTTACCCTTCCGGAAATGCCTCCTCCCCCACCCCCAGCTCCTGAAAGTGGAGAGCCGCCACAACCTACATAATTCCGGTGCAATATGCCGGATAATAGAATACAATCAAGAGAAGATTTAATCGAATACGCATTCAGGGCTCTTGGGAAACCAGTCATCGATATCAATGTTGACTGGCAACAGGCATCAGACCGTCTAGATGACGCTTTGCAATTATTTGCCGAGCGACATTTCGACGGTGTGATCATTGGTTATTTGTCATATAAAGTTACAGAAGAAGACAATGCTAGAAAGTATATTCTTACTGATAACATAGGCCCAATAACCGGGGTAACTGGGGATAGTCCAACCGGAAAGGACATTGTATCAATTGTTCGTCTTTTCCAATACGATCCTCTAAGCTCATCCAATAACATGTTCAACATCAAGTACCAATGGGCATTGTCCGACTATTTCCAGATCAACAGAGGTCTTTATGGCACACAAGATCTGCCAATAGCAAATTATGACAATGCCATGCGTTATATTCAACTCATGAATCAGTACTTCTCTCCAGAGAAGACATTCCAGTTCACAAAATCATCAAATAGAATTTCAATTAATACGGATTGGAATACTGATCTAAAAGTCGGTCAATCCTTGATGTTTGAAGCATATCTTGCACTAGATCCGGACAAGTTTACCGAAATCTATAATGATCGTATTTTGAAGAAATATTTCACTCAATTGATCAAAAGACAATGGGGAATAAATCTTTCCAAGTATGAAAACATTCCTCTCCCCGGTGGGGGAACTCTTCGTGGTGCTGCCATGGTACAAGAGGCTCAACAGGAAATAGACAAGATAGAAGCCGAAATTTATACATCTTTCGAAGGACCACCGACTTTCCAGATGGGATAATAAATGGCGACAAATCCATTTTTCAACCAAAAAAATCCTGCCGAGCAAAGTCTTTTCGAAAGTATGAATATCGAACAGATCAAAATGTTCGGACAGGATATGGTTTACATCCCAAGAGAAATGATAAACGAGGATAAACTTTTTGGTGAAGGAAAATGGTATAAGTTCAATGATCCTTATACAATTGAAATGTATATCGATTCTGTGAATGGATTCGAAGGTGCCGGAGATCTTGTCTCTAAATTCGGTTTGCAGGTCAAGGACAGAATAACCCTAATAATGGCTCAGAAGAGGTTTGCCGAGCAGATCACGACTTACAGGCAAGATATTAAAAGACCAAGAGAGGGTGATCTTATTTTCATGCCCCTTTCTCGCTCTTTTTTTGAGATCAATTTTGTTGAGCATGAAGTTCCATTTTATGTTGTAGGAAAGAATTACACCTATAAGATAATCTGCGAACTCTTCAATTATGATCACGCCAAGATGCAAACAGGTGTATCTGATATCGATGTCCTTGAAGAGGAGCGTCACTGGACTCCGGTGCTTCGTTATATCACACGCATTCCCGGTATCACGCTTTATGGCTTCTACGAAGGCGAGACGGTCAAGCAGTACATCCAGACTCCCGGAACCACCGGAGGCATCACAGGCTCTGCACTGTCTTCTGGAACCCTTGTTCAATTCAACGGTGTTTCGGGTGCAACCTCAACGGTTTACATCACGACCGCAGATGGTTTCACATTGTCTGGTGTCACGATTCTTTATGGTGAGAGATCCGGAGCGAAGCAATATCTCAGTGGTGGCACAGCATCCAATACTCTCATTCCCAAGAATTCTCTCATGGGAGACAACTTCGGTGATAATGACATAGTGTCCTTGGAATCCAGAACAGACAACATAATTAATTATTGTGCGACAGATCCGTTCTCTGAAGGGAGCCCGTAATGTTTGGTGATTATTATAATGAGTCCGTAAGAAAACTGGTTGTCGCCTTTGGCAATCTTTTCAATGAAATCTATATTCGAAAAACAAAAGAAGAAGGCGGATACACTCGCATTCGTGTTCCTTTGACTTATACCCCGAAAGAAAAATTCTACAGAAGAATCCGAGAGCCAGGAACCATCACGGACAACACCAGAATCCAGATAGATCTTCCGAGGATGTGTTTTTCCCTGAAGAATCTTTCGTATGATACCGCAAGAAAACTGAATAAGCTGAACGCAAGAACAGTCAAAGATCCGGTAACGAATCAGCAATACAGTGTAAATAAAGTAGTTCCCTACAATTTTACTTTCGAAATGACTTCATTCACAAGAAGCATTGATGAAAATTTGCAGATTGCAGAACAGATACTTCCTTACTTTGCTCCAGAATATGTTCTCAAGCTAAATTTCAACGAAGTCTATGAAGGAATTGATGTTCCTTTCATTCTCGATTCAGTTAGTCTTTATGAGGACAGTGAAGGGTCTTTCGAGGAAAGACGCATTCTAATGAACACATTTAATTTTACCGTGAAATCGCATATCTTTGGACCGGTCACTTCTCCGACCACCATCGAGACAACTACATTCAATTATGATAATATTGACTTTCTTCAGTAAATGAGGTTGACATGAGTTTAGAAGAAATTGGAAATGCGTTGGGTATCCCATTCGTTCCTGAAAAAAAGGAAGAAGCAAATATCGTCAAGGTCGATGTTCCAAAAGAGGACAAAACCGAAAGCGATTTCCATGAAGTTCGAAAGAACCTCAGAAATCTCATTGCTACGGGAGAAGAGGCAATAGAAGGTATTCTGAAAGTTGCCCAAGAGGGAGATTCCCCGAGAGCGTATGAGGTTGCAGCGACTCTGATCAAAACCGTGTCTGAAATCAACAAAGATATCATAGACATTCACCAGAGAATGAAAGCAATGGAACAGACAAAGGTAGTCCAGCACAACACTACGAACAATTCAATCTTTGTCGGGTCCACATCAGATTTGCAAGATTTGATTAACAGTGCCAGAAGCAGAAAAAAGGCATTGACAGAAATCAAGATAGAAGAGAAGAATGGCGAATAAAAGATCACTCGAAGGCTATAGAGATAATGTCAACTTAAAGCCATATGGCGTTAAGATAGATTTCACTCCTGATCAAGTTCAGGAATATGTCAAGTGTGCTTCGGACCCGATTTATTTTGCCACTCGATACATGAAAGCCGTGTCACTGGACGAGGGTTTGATTCCTTATCATCCATATCCATATCAGAAAAAAATGATTGAGACCTGTGCAAATAACAGATTCGTTATTTGTAAACTTCCTCGTCAGAGCGGCAAAACCCTGACAATGTGTGCGTATCTTCTATGGAATGTAATGTTCAATCAGGACATCAATGTCGCTGTTCTTGCCAACAAAAAAACTATTGCATATGAAATTCTGGAAAGAATCAAGAACGCATATCAGTATATTCCGAAATGGCTGCAACAAGGCGTAAAGGAATGGAACAAGGGGTCCATCGTACTGGAGAATGGTTCCCGCGTCATAGCGTCTGCAACAAGTTCTTCTGCCGTTCGTGGTTTGTCTTTGAATATCATCTATCTGGACGAGTTTGCCCACATTCCAAATAACATAGCCGAGGATTTCTTTTCCAGCGTTTATCCCACTATTTCGGCAGGAAAAGACACCAAAGTCATTATTACCAGTACACCGAGAGGATTGAACAAATTTTATCAACTTTGGAAAGGTGCCACAAGAAGACACGGTGAAGACGGAAAAAACGAATTCGTCCCGATCGAGGTTTCTTGGAGAGATGTTCCGAAATACCCGGGTGGTCCTCTCAGGGATGAAAAGTGGATGATGGAGACCATATCGAATACCAGCCTTGAGCAGTTCAATCAGGAATACAACACAGAATTCTTGGGTTCAACCAATACCCTGATTGCCTCTTGGAAGCTCAGTTCAATGAACTGGACGAAACCGATAAAGACACACAAAGACGGGTTGATGATATATGAGGAACCAAAACCCGGACACATTTATACCCTAACGGTGGATGTCGCCAGAGGAATCGGTAAGGATTACAGTTCGTTTGCGGTAATAGATGCAAGTGCTTCTCCTTACAGACTGGTGGCAAAATATAGAAATAACCTTATCCCTCCCCTTGTGTTCCCAAATATCATCGAGTCTGTGGCTAGACTTTACAACAACGCTTGGGTATTAGTCGAAGTTAATGATATCGGTGGTCAGGTAGTCGATATTTTGCATACTGAACTTGAGTACGAAAATATCGTATCCACCGTAGCTAAGGGAAGAAAAGGTCAAGTTGTAAGCGGAGGCTTCGGAAAAGGAAACAAACTCCAGGGTGTCCGCACGACCGTTGCTCTCAAAAAGACCGGATGTTCGATTTTAAAAAATCTTATCGAACAGGACAGACTCATCATTCAAGATCAGGATGTTATAGATGAATTGATGACTTTCGTGTCTCAGGGAGAAATCGGTTGGAAAGCCGAAGAAGGACACACAGACGATTTGGTCATGTGTTTAATATTATTTTCGTGGCTTTGCCGTCAAACCTATTTCAAAGACATGACTTCCGTTGATATCCGAAAAGGGATGATGGAAGAGGAAATGCAAGAACTTGAGGATGAATTAACCCCATTTGGGTTCCTGTCTAAAGCAAATGACGCAGAAACTGAGATATTTGACGGAAATGACTATTGGAAGGCTTCCGATAGGTAAAACCCCATAAAAACTAAATAATACCAGCAGATAAAGAAGGAGAAGAGATGTCCTCACCCATTACGACAGTGGAATTATTTGACGAAAGTTTCGTTTTTTCATCCTCAGAGGATCTCTCAAATGCCATCGGTGCGGTTTATTCCCAGAATGTGGGACTTCCCGGTGGAACTTTGAGCCTCCTATCGTTCTTTGGAGACACCGCCGATAACGAAGCAGGTTATATTCTTCTAAATACAGTTTCAGAATGGATCAACAGATACACCGCAAAATATGCCGGAATCTGTGGTTCAGCGACTGTAAGAAGCCCAGATCCTGCTGAAACTTCAGGAGGGTGTGTTAGTGGGGCGACTTCAAGTTGTTTCAATGGAGCAACCGGAACTATGGCCACCCATTGGTGGGCTGTACACAATTTCTTGCAATATGGTGGTAGATGCGTAATTGCAGGGGATACTACAGGTTTCACTCTTGGAAATACTGTTCTTGTTGATAAAAGCAAATTCCCCGACATAGATGTCGTTTTTGCCTTGGATAATACCCAAACACAGGCAAACAATGTATATGAAATAGTGAAAGCAAGAAACAACGATTGTTTCGGTGTCGTGGGTGCTTCTGGAACCGTATCTGGCGGATATGGAGAACCGATCAATGGTGTCGGTGGTCAAAGTGCAGGCGCAATACAACCAAGAGGAGTAAGTCTTGGTCAATATGGAATGTCTGTTTTTGGTGAAAAAGAACACTTTGGACTTTTGGACGAAGATTTAAGTGTTGTTACAAGTCCACTGGTTCCCGACATTGCAGGATGCCTTATTCGAACCGATAGAGATTATTATCCTTGGTTCTCCCCTGCTGGTTATATTCGTGGAAGAATTCTTAATATTCTTCGCCTAAAGAATCAACCAAGCGAAGCATCTCAAGTTAATCTTCTAGACAAAAATGTTAATTTTGCGGTTACGGTATCAGGTCAAGGAACATTCCTGTTCTCTGACAAAACTTTGTATTCCGACTCTACAAGTCCTTACAGATATGTGAATGTTTCTAGATTGTTGATTTATTTGATTAAAAATGTCACTCCAATAGCAAAAAGATATTTGTTTGAATTTAATAACGAAATTACCAGAACATCATTTATTAATAGCACAGTTCCCATCTTGGAAGAAGCTAAAAATACCGGCGGATTGGTTGATTACTCGATAACATGTGATGAGAGCAACAATACCGATGCGGTTATCTCTGCCAATAATTTTGTTGCGGACATAAAAATTAAACCCGCAAAAGCAATTAATTACATAACTCTAAGATTTACTAACTTAAATGTCTGATAGAGGAAAAAATGTCTGATAACACAATTTCAACTTTTATCGGGGCGTTTAATGGCGGATTCAGACCTAATAGGTTTAGAGTTCAAGGAACATTAGGCAGTGGTGGTAGCCCAACTATGACTTTTCATGTGAGGGCTGCAAATTTACCAGCTTCCAGTCTTTCAACAATAATGGTTCCTTATAGAGGAAGAAATTTTAAAATGCCGGGGAATAGAACATATGCTCCTTGGCAAATAACGGTATTAGATGACAATACAAACAGTGGAAATTCTTTGTGGGAGCCTTTTCATGCGTGGTCAGAAAGAATAAACAATCATAAAGACAACATTTCTAATAACAATGCCACTTTAGATTTCACCAATGAAATGAAAGATTGGAATGTGTTTCAATTGGATATTAATGGAAATACCAAAAAAACAATAACCCTAAAAAATTGTTGGCCCGCAGAGGTGGGTCCAATTTCCCTAAATATGGATGACAATGAAAGTTTATCGACATTTACAGTTACTTTAGAGTATTCTTGGTATGAAGTCAACACACTTTCATCAAACAACAATACAAATAACCGCAATAATACAAATACAGCAGGAACTTAATAATGGCACTTGATATTTTTGGTTTTTCGATAGGCAGAAAAAGACAAGACGGTACTCCTGAGACTCAACCCCCGGAACCACAAGTCGTTTCTGGTGATAAATTTGATGGTGCGTATGTCATAGAAACCGGTGGTGTTCAAGGAACACTGGTTGACTTTTCAGGTGCTGTAAGAGACGAAAACGCTCTTATTCAGCAATACAGATCGATGTCGATTTATTCTGAAGTTGACAAGGCAGTCGATGATATCGTAAACGATGCCATAGTTCCGGGGTCACAAAAAAGACCCGTTCGGATGAACCTTGACAATGTTCCGCTGTCCGATCAAATCAAGACAAAAATTCAGAACGAATTCAACACAATCATAACTCTGTTGGATTTTAACAATAGAGGATATGATATTTTTCGCAAATGGTATATTGACAGCAAACTCTATTACTTCATTCAAATTGACACCAAGAACCCACAGGCAGGAATAGTAGATCTAATTCCTATTGATCCTATTAAGATCAAAAAGGTTCGTAAAGTAGAAAAAGAAAGAAAGCGTGTCGATCCGAATGTGAATATCGTGATGCCGGTGATCAAGAAGGTCGAAGAATTTTACATTTACACCGACACCGATAGAGAAGCGATGATTCCGACTTCTCCATCAGGGATCAAATTCTCAACGGATACAATCTGCTATGTTCACTCTGGTATAGTGGATTCTGCCACCAAGAGAGTCGTTGGATATCTCCAGAAGGCTATTCGTCCTCTCAACATGCTTCGCCAGATCGAGGATTCGGTGGTAATCTACCGTATCGCAAGAGCCCCCGAACGCCGCGTGTTCTATGTGGATGTCGGAAACCTTCCCAAGAACAAGGCTGAACAGTATGTCCGCGACATCATGAACCGCTACCGCAACAAGATTGTCTACGATCCGGCAAGCGGAGCAATCAAGGATGACCGCAACTTCCAGTCCATGTTGGAGGATTTCTGGATGCCTCGCCGTGAAGGTGGTCGTGGAACAGAAATCAGCACTCTTGATTCCGGTGGAAATCTAGGTGAAATGGCGGATGTTGAATACTTCCAGAGAAAACTCTGGCAAGCCCTCAATGTGCCTCTTTCACGCATGTTGCCCGAGACCGGGTTCAACATGGGACGAGCTGCTGAGATCACAAGAGACGAAGTAAAGTTTTATAAGATGATAGATAGACTTAGAAACAGATTTTCTGTATTATTTGCGAATCTCCTGAAAACTCAACTCGTTCTCAAGGGAATCATCAGTGAAGCAGATTGGGAAAGTATAAATCAGAATATTGCGTTTATTTACAATCGTGACTCGCACTTCGATGAGTTGAAAGAAGCCGAGATCCTGAGAGAAAGAATGGACATTCTGGGCATAGTAGATCCGTTCGTCGGAAAATACTTCTCAGAAGAATACATTCGAAAGAACCTGCTAAAACAGGATGATCAGGACATCATCAGGATGAACGCAGAGATGGAACAAGAACTGGCTATCAGACAAGAACAGCAGATGCAACAGCAGTTGATGCAGCAACAAATGGCACCACCTGCTCCAGAGGGACAAGAAGGAAATGAACAACAGCCTCGCTAACATCATCAGGTTGATCACGACTAAAGGAAAGTCGGAGTTCACCTCCTCTTTGAGAGAGGAGCTTGATGATCGTCTATACAGCAAAATGGCAAATGTTTATATTTCCATGTGCGAAAGTCTTTATAGAAATCACCCATCTTCAATAATATCTGAATCAGTGATCGTTCAAGAAAATGTAAAAACAGAAAAACCCGTAGTAGCAATCATTTCCTCATTGCAAGAATCAATTCGTGACGAAAAGACAATCGTACACAGATTCTTGACTGGGGAAAGCGTTACAATTACGCATGAAGATTCCAAATGCTTGGTGAATCTGCACGATTCATTGAATCGTGTCAATCAAGAAAAAATGCGTAAATTAATGTCCGAAAGCTATTCGGAATACAACAAAATTTTACAATTCTCAAAGAAACACACCGAAAGGACTCAAAAATGAGCAGTCTAGATCTTATCAGTTTTGCCGCAAATGAAAACCATGTAAAGTTCCGTTCAACTCTGAACGAGATGCTTTATTCTCGTCTCTCTGAAGCCATCAAGGAAAAGACCAAAGATATGGTTTCTGAAATCTTCGAAACAGAAAAAGTTTCAGATACCACTGAAATTGCCGAGTATGTTTCCAGCATAATCGAGCAAGCAGAACAAACTCTTGGTACTGAATTCACCCAAGAAGAGATTGCAGAAAGCACCTCTCATATTCTTGATCTTCTAGAAAAAGCAAAGAAGGAAGATGAAAAGGAAGAAGAGGAAGAAGAGGAAGAAGACAAGGATGAAGAGGAAGAGGAAGAGGAAGAAGAGGATGAAGAAGAAGAGGAAGAGGATGAAGA